TTTAAAATAATGGCAATATCTAAAGCACAAAAACAGAAAGCAAAAAAGATAAAAGACTTTATAATATTAAAGGCTGATAGCTGAATGTCATTAATTTGAATGGCAAAAGAGCTTTGAACAAGCGAAACAACTCTTAGAAAATATTATTATCAATTAAGAAAAGATGAAATAGTACCTGAAATAAATTGACAAAAAGAAAACCATGTAATGACTATAATAATGCTAGAAAAACTCAAAGTTGCTTTTGCAATGGGTTTTACTGATGTTGAAGCTTCTTTATACTGTGATTTAAATATAAGTACATTAAATGAATATTGTAGCAGGAACCATGATTTCAGAGAATTAAAGGAATCTTTGAAGCAAAAACCTATTATGAAAGCCAAATTAAATGTACTAGAAAGCCTGAATAGTAAAGGAATATTTAATAGTAAACAAAGGCTTGATGATTCTAAATGGTACTTAGAACGCAAGGCTAAAGATGAATTTGGGACAAGGCAAGAAATAACTGGGGCTGGTGGTGTACCTTTTCAAGTGGGAACGGTGGAATTTGTTAAACCTGATCCAAAAGAACACGAAGTTTAATTGATAATTGTTAAATCATGAATAAAATAGAAGTATTCTCAATAAAAAATAAACAAGTTATATGTAGTTATACTTGAATTAAAGAACTTGGTGATGAAATGCTTGTTATGGCTAAAATAGAAAGCGTACTTAATGAACGCCCTAAGTACATGACACAAGACAGTATTGATGAAACTATAAAAGTATTTGATCAATATTTTTATTTAATTGTTAATGGGAAAAAATTATGATAGAAATATTAATTATTATTACATTATACTTCATACCGAGTATAGTTGCAATGTGGAGGGTGCATAAAAATATCAAGAAAATATTTATATTAAATTTATTTCTTGGGTGGACCTTTATAGGTTGGGTAATAGCTTTGATTTGGGCAGTTTAAAAACTGCTTTGGGTATATTAGGACTTGTATTTGCTTCCTTATAAGTTTTATTATATCCAAAATAGTTTTTAATTAAAAGGTATATGCTTGCATTATGTTTCAAACCGAATCCAAAGCAATATGAAGCTTTACAACTACTTAATAATAGTAATACAGTTGTAGAGCTTTTATGATTTTGAGGTTGAGCTGGATGAGGTAAGACCTTTCTTGCTGGTGCTTGGATAGTTTCTCAATGTAATGTTTTTCCATGAGTAAGATACTGAATATTCAGAAAATATATACAGGACGCAAAGGATACTACTTTCGTTTCATTATTAAAAGTACTTAAAGAACTTGGATTTGAAGAAGAAATACATTTTAGAATAAAAGATGGTAAAGATATTATTTTTGTAAATTGATCTAGTATTATTACTAGAGGACTAATGGAAAAGCCAAATGATATACATTTTACTAAGCTGTGAGGTCTTGAATTGACTGGGGCGTTTGTCGATGAAGCTAATGAGTGTCCTATTGCTGGGATTGAAATACTCCAAACAAGAGTATGAAGACACATGAATAAAGAATACTCAATACCTGAAAAAGTACTATGTTGTTTTAATCCTGATAAAGGGTGGATCTATTCTTGGTTTTGGAAGCCTTACAGAGATAAGGTGGAAACTGCAACGGTAAAGTTTATAAGGTCTTTGGCTCGTGATAATGCTAAATATTTAACTAAACAATATCTTAGTAAGCTCTCTAATATTAGAGATAAAATTAAGCGTAAAAGACTTTGGGAGGGGGATTTTGAGTATGATGATACTCCTTGAAGACTTTTTAATTATGATAAAATTTGTGATTTAGAAACCAATCCAAAATATACAGGTAAAAAGTATATTAGTGCCGATGTAGCTGGTGAGTGAAAAGATAGAACTGTTATTTTTGTTTGGGACTGATATACTCTTTTATATTATAAAGTTATCAGAAAAAATAAAATAGATGAAGAATTTGACAATAAATTCAGGGCTTTAGCTAAAGTATATTCAATAGGTATGTCAAGTATAGTTGTTGACAAGACCTGACTAGGCGAGGGGGTTGTTTGACATTTAAAATGCAAAGGGTTTGTTTCTAATGCTTCGGTTATCCAAAGTGATGAATATAAAGATGATAAAACACAAAAAGAAAATTATTCTAAAATAAAAGATCAGTGTTATTTTAAATTAGCTGAATTAATTAACGAAAATAAAATAAACTTAAATGCTCTATCTAGTGAAGATTTTGAAACATTAAAAGAAGAACTTGATGTAATAACTCATATTAATATATGAAAAGATGAACCGATGAGAGTTATAAGTAAGGATTTAATCAAAGAAAAGCTAGGGCGTTCCCCTGATTTTGCTGATGCTTTAATGATGAGAGTATTCTTTGACTTACAACAAACAGAAGCATTTTATATTCCTTTATAATAAATTTTGATTATTTCAAAAAATGATTATACTATATTTAAAATATCTACTAATTTAAAAATCCATGTCAATAATTGAAAGTGTTGTTTGATTTTTTCAAAAGAATAAAAAAGCAGAACCAGTTATCAATAAAGCAATTTCTCTTGGTGGTATATTTATACAGAGTGACGCAAGTTTGGATAAATTTTATAAAATATATAAAAAAAATCAATTCGTAAGAAGTGCCGTTACTAACTTAATGGATACTATTTGAAAGGGGGGTTTTGATTTAATTGATTTTGATGGAGATATTGTTGCTGATAGTATTAGCAATGATATTAATGAATTATTCAAAACTAAAAGAAAAAAAAGAAATACAAATGCTTTCCAACAATTTCTGAAAAGAGTTATTAGAGATTATTTTATTGGTGGTAATGTTTATGTTTATAAAGTTACTAGCATTGATGAAGCTGGTAATAAAAGTGATAAAGTAACTGGATTACAAATACTTGATCCACGTTTTATGTCACCTGTTACGGATAAATTTGGTAATATTGGTGGTTATATTCAAAATGTAAGCTGAAGTATACAGGCTTTTTTACCTGATGAAATATGGCATTTAAGATATGATTCTGATATTGATGATGAAACTATTGGTATGCCTTTACTTGAAAGTTTAAATACTGATATTGATTTAGATGAGGAAGCAAAAGAAAGTAACCTTGCTTACTTTAGGAATAATCAAACTCCAGCTTCATTAATAATACTTGAAAGCAGTGTGAGTGTCGAGGATTTAGTAGAAATAAAAAAAGCCTTACAAGAACAATTTAAGTGATGAAAGAATCATCATAAATGAGGAGTAATGAAAGGAGTAAAAGAAGTTGTAAAACTTCAAGATAAAATAACTGACGCTGAGTTTCTAAATATGCGTAAGTTTACTTTAGAAAATGTTTGTGCTTTGTTTGGAATACCTAAAACAATCCTTTGATATACGGAAGGAGTAAATTATACTAATGCTGATAAACAATTCATAGAATATATTGAACATACCATAAGACCTACTGAGAATACTATTGCTGAATTTTTCACGGAAATTATACAGGATCTAGGTTTTGATGGTGTTGAGTTTGAGTTCATTGATGACCATGTTGATCAAAAAGCTATTAAAAGTAAAACAGTTATTGAGTTGGCTAATAATGGTATAATAACACCAAACGAAGCAAGAGAAGAACTATGACTTGAACAAAGCGAAGAAAAAGAAGCTTATATTTTATGGATAAGCACAAACAAAAAGAAATTATGAAGTAAAGAAAATATTGACAATGTAAAGAAATAGAATAAATTAGAATTATATTTTTAATATAAAGATAGTATGAATGAATTAGATAATTTTAGTTTTGAAATTGAAGCAAATAGTTTAACAAACAAAGAAAAAGCACCAGATAAGTTTAAACAAAATATACCTGAATGAGCTTTGTTTTTTAAAGCTGTTGCAAGTAATTGAAATTTAAATAGAAATGGTTATATTATAAGAGCGAAAGCTTGGATAACTTGAGCTAACGGAAAAAAAGACCTAACGGCACTAAATGATTACCTAACTAACTGAAAAATTTTATTCCAGCATGATAGTAATAAACCTATTGGGAAACCTTTAGATTTGAAATTAGTTTGAAATGATTTAATCTTAACTGGTTGGATTTTTGATAATACGCATTCAAATTGAGATATTGGGCGTGGACTTGTAACCAGTATTAGTACTGGACACATTACACAAGCTAGAGAATTTGAAAACGTTAAAACATGAGAAGTCCAAAGTGAAGATGAATTTTTTGATGATGAAAACGCTAGTGCTTGGGAAAAACTTTGGTCGGGGATATGGGTAATGGCTGTTACGAGTGCCGAAATAATTGAAAACTCGTTTGTAACAATACCATCTAATAGAGATAGTCATATTATTAATTGAAGTAAGACCTACTTAATTAATAAACTGTGAGTATCTGAAGATGAATTTAAAATTTTACTTTCTAAAAAGTGTGCTATGAATAAAAAAGAACTTGACGAAATGAAAGCTGGAATAATTATACCTGAGGTTAATAATACTGAGGAAATAGTTGTTGAAGCTCCTGCTGAAGAAGCTCCTGCTGAACAGGTTATACCTGAAGAAGTAGTTGAAGAAAACAAAATCAATAATAAACAAGAAATTGTTTTGACTGATGATATAAAAAGTTTTCTTACAAATACTATTGCTACTTTAAAAAATGATCTTCAAAAAGATTTTGATTTAAAGATTAATGCAATAAAACAAGAAAAGAGGAACGATTTAGCAAGTGTTGTAAAAAACACTGTTAAAACAGAAGAAACTGATCCTAAAACCGACTTAAAGAATGCTTTAAGACAAGACTAATTTTTATATTTATAATTCTATACCATGGATAAAACAAAAATAATAGACGCATTATATAATGCTGTTCTAATTAATAGAGTACACGCTACTACTGGTGCTAAAAGAGAAAAAGCAGAAACAGCTTTAAATAAAATGCTTAAAAGTGCAAGTGTTACTAATTCAGTTGACTCATTATATGAGATGTCTTTTTCTGAATTTATTGAAACAAATGCTAATGAGGCTATGTCTACTGGACAAGTTTGATTTGGTAAAGAATTTGTTGATCAAGAAATTTTGGTTGCTATGTTAATCGAAAGATTCGGAGATGAAAACTCTATACTTTCAATGATTCCAGGTTCAAACATTAAAAGAATGAACGGGAAAAAAGAAACTTTACCTGCTAGAGGTAAAAAAATTAGAATGGTTTGAGGTATTGAAAACGCTGATATTCCTGCTGTGGTTACTGCACAACTTAAAAAAGCAAAAACAACTTCACTTTCAATTGAAGCTAAAAAATTAATTCTTACTGTATCTTATACAGATGAATTACTTGAGGATTCAGTTGTTGAAATGGGTTGATATGTTATTTCTGAAATATCTAGTGCGTTTGATACATCAATGCATCAAGTTATAATTAATGGTGATACTACTACTGGTAACCTTGTTAATATTAATATTATTGATGGTAATACAAGTGCTTTACCTGATGGTAATGTTACTGATTTTATTGTTATTAATAACGGTGCTAGAAAAACAGCAATTACTAACGGTTCTACTGTTAATGCTGGTGCGTTTGATTTAAGTGATATTAGAGCTGGTAGAGCTTCAATGGGTATTAAAGGGTTAAATCCTATGAACCTTGTACTTACTGTTTCTTCAAGTGTTTATTTCAAATTACTTGGACTTTCACAAGCTGAAACAATTGAAAAATTTGGTTGACAAGCTACTGTTGTTAATGGTGTAATTACTGCTATTGATGGTATGAGAGTACTACATAGAGAAGAACTAGGGGACGCTACTGCTACTGGTGAAATTTCTGCTAATCCAGCGTTAAACACTACTGGACAAGCTATAATAATCCATTTACCTAGTTTATGGATTGGTATTAGAAGAAACTTTAGTACTGAGGGTGAAAGAAATGTTAAAGAGCAACAAACAGAAGTTACTGGATCAGCTAGAGTTGATGTTGTATTCAATGACTTACAAGTTAATGAGCAAGCTACAAGTTCTTGTGCGTTATTATTCAATATTACAATATAATTTACGGGGGTTTTCCCCTTTTAATTCTCTAACAAAGTAAACATGAAAATTTACATGATGAAACTTAAAAAAGAATTAAGAATTACTATCAATGGAACAAAACAAGACTTGAAACAATGATATGAAACAATGGCATTTACTTTGTCTGAATATTCAAAGTTTGCTCCATATTCAAACACTAAAATTGTTGAAGTTAATGATAAAAAATTACTTAATTTAATTAAAACTAATTTACAAAAATTAGATGGTATTGAAACTGATTTATCTAATTCAAAAATTTGACAAGATGAAGCTGATAAAAGATACCAAGCTGAACTTGATAGAAGAAAGGTTTTAAATTGAGAAGAATTTGAAACTACTGAATTTGAGGTTGAAAAACTAGAAG